CCTACGTCGAATGTTGGGGTGCTGCCGACTACGTCTACAATATCGGGAGCGCCTTCTTTGGGGCGAGCAGCGCAGCAGACTTGGGAACTGCGCAAAAGGAATATCAAAGAGCAGTAGCAGAATGCAAAAAAGAATTGGCCGATCCACTAACTTATCAAGACGTGGCTAATAATTGACGCCTCACTCCCCACGCACTAACATCACCCCATCGCCCCGCTCACTGCGGGGCGAAGTGTTTCCACGGTCTTAAACCGGTGCCCTGTCGTTCACACTGGCGGCATGTCGAACATTTCTTATATTCAGGTCATCGCACCGAAATACAGTCTCGATCCCGCGCTGGTGGCGACGATCGTGCAGGTGGAATCGGGCGGCAATCGCTTTGCGCACCGCTACGAGAGCGCGTACGAATACTTGTGGAACCTGTCCCACAACGTGCCCTATCGGGTTCGGCCGGCGGATCGCACGCGCGACAATGCGCCCGCCGATTTCCCGTCGCCCGGCGGCGCTGAAACCGCCGACACCGAGTGGATCGACCAGCAGGCGAGTTGGGGCTTGATGCAGGTGATGGGCGCTGTCGCCCGCGAGCAGGGGTTCACGGGGTTTCTGACTGGCTTGACGGATCCGCTGGCAGGGCTGCACCACGGCTGCCAATTGCTGGCCAAGCGCCGGGATCGCTATTTAAAGTCGGACGGTTGGGCCGGCGTCGTCGCCAGCTACAACGGCGGCGCGCCCTATCGCACGCTCACCGGCACGCTGCGCGATCAATCTTATGTCGACAAAGTCTGCCTGACCGGCGGAGCCGGCATTGCTTCGCTGTTCACTGCTTGAGGATTCTCCTATGTTGACAATCATCTTTATCGTGTTGGCCCTCATCGTCATCGTTGCGGTCTTCTGGTTATTGCGCGCTCATCTCGCGACCACCAAAGCAATCGAGGACAGGCTTGATAGATTTGCGAGACAACAGCTGTCGCTGGTCGCCACCAAGCTGGGCATGATCGAATCCAAGTTGGGTCTGATCCATCTCGCAGTGACGCACCCGCCGGTTGCACCGGCAGCGCCGAGTGCTGCGGCCAAACCTAGACCGGCGAAGCCGAGTCGAAGCTAACGGGTGCACCCGGCCGATCGGCCTCAACATGACCATCAAGGCTTTCATCCGCTTCGGCGTGTTGCTATGGGCGGTCAGTTTGATCACCTGGGCCGCACTGCGGGTGTTCGGCCCCGATGCTTTGCATGTGACAGCAGATTCCGCTGCGGCCTTTAGTGCGCTCACCGGCGTGTTGGCGGTCGCGGTGGCTTTGTACGAGTGGCGAGAACGCCGATGCGCTCAGGACGATAAACCCTGATGTTCGCGTGGATCGCTTCATTCGCCGTTACCAAGCTGGGGAACGCCGGCGGCAAGCTGCTGGAGTTCATCGTCGCGATGGGGTTGTTGCTCGTGCTGGTCGGAGGGCCTTATTGGTTGGGGCTGCGACACCAGACGGCGGTGGATCAGATCGCGCAGCAGCAGGCGCAGATCGTCAGTCAGCAAAAGCTCGCCAAGGCTCAAGCCGTGGGTCAGCAGATCGCCACCCAGCTGGCGGTTAATCGAGTCAAGACGCAGATCGTCTATCAGACGATCACCAAGGAGGTGCCGCATGTTATTGTCAAATACCGGACTGCGCCGGGCGCGCCGTTACAGCTTCTGCCTCGCTTTGTCTTCACTGTTGGGGCTGTCGGCCTGTGGAACTGTGCCCTCGATCCCAGCCTGTCCGCAACCGCCTGCGAGTCTCCTGACGCCGCCTCGGGGACCGATCCTGCTCTCGATGCCGGCATCAGCGAGCAGCAGCTCCTCTCCAACCACATCGATAATGCCGAGCGCTGCGATGACATCCGCCAGCAGCTTCAAGCGTTGATCGACTGGCACCACCAGACCGCCGGCGTGCACTGACCGGACATGGAGTTCCAACTCGGATTCTGGGATTTTTTCATCTTCATCGCTTCTGCGGTGGTCACCTGCGTCTCCGCGGTGTGGGCGCTGTCGCGGGTGGTGCTGCGGGGGATGGACAGCCGCTTCGACATGCAGGACGCCAAGTTCCGCACGTTGGGGGAAGACATGCGCCGTTTGGAATCGAGTGGCCACGAAAACGAGAAGGCGCTGCTGCGCCTGCGCGCGGACCTGCCCAACCAATACGTGCGGCGCGAGGACTGGATTCGTTTTAGCGGCCTGATCGATACCAAGATGGATCGCCTCAGCGAGAAGATCGACATCATTGTGGGAATGGGGACCAAACATGCCGAATGAAATCGACCTGGAGCGCGCGCAGCGGGAGGAATCACGCTGGCGCATTCTGCGCGTGCTGGATGCCGGGCGCCCTCAGCCGGTATCCGAATCGCTGATTCTGCGCACGCTGCAAGACATCTCGCTGCCGATCACGCCACACGGTCTGCGCCGAGAGCTGGACTATCTGCGCGATCGTGGGCTGGTCACGCTGCAGGCCGAAGATCAGCCCACCTGGCTGGCCTCCCTGACGCGTTACGGGGTGGACGTGGTCGAGTACACGCAGGCCTGCGAGCCAGGCATCGCACGGCCGCGGAAGTGGTATTAGTATGCCGCGCCGCTCGGCGGTGTTGAGTCTGCCGGAAACGCTCAAGGCGGAGCTGGATCGACGGCTGGTGGCGTCAGGATTCGCGGGCTATGAGCAGTTGTCGGCGTGGCTGGCCGAGCATGGGCAGTCCATCGGCAAGAGTTCGATCCATCGCTACGGCGAGCAGTTCGAGCAGCGCATCCGCTCGCTCAAGCTGGTCACCGAGCAGGCGCGGGCGATTGTCGCGGAGAGCCCGGATCACGAAAACGCCGTCGGCGATGCCCTCGCGCGCCTGGTGCAGGAAAAGCTGTTCGCGGTGTTGATGGACTTGCAGGTCGATCCCGAACAGATCGACATCCACAAGATCGGCCGGCTGATCGCGGATCTGGGCCGCGCCACCATTTCGCAGAAAAAGTGGGCGGCGGAAGCCCGTCAGGCGGCGATCGCGGAGGTGAAATCGAAGATCGATGGTCTGGAGCGCTCTGGCACACGGACACTGGACAAGGAGACCCTGCGCGCGATTCGCGAGGAAGTCTACGGTCTGGCCTGATGAGCGCGATCCAACTCTACGCTTCGCAGCGCCGTTGGAAGGCGGATACCGCCAAGTTCAAGGCGGCGATGTTCGCGCGCCAGATCGGCAAAACCTTCTCGTCGGCGCTGGAAATCGTCGACGATTGTCTAGACGCCGAGGTCAACGGCAGCCGGCGGCGTTGGGTGATCCTCTCGCGCGGCGAGCGCCAAGCGAAAGAAGCGATTAACGAAGGCATCAAGGTGCATTTATCGGCCTACCAAGCGGCGTTCGATGCTTATGAAGTGTCCTGGGCAGGCACCACCGAGAACGCACTGGAAGTGCGGCTGCCGAACGGCTCCAAGATCACCGCGGTACCGGCCAATCCGGACACCGCGCGCGGCTTCACGGCCAGCGTGTTGCTGGATGAGTTCGCGTTTCATCCCGACAGCCGCAAGATTTGGGGCGCGCTGTTTCCAGTGGTGTCGCGCGGCGATCTCAAGCTGCGGGTGATCTCCACGCCCAACGGCAAGGGCAACAAGTTTTACGAGATCATGACCGCCGGCGGCATCGAGGATGAATTGCGCGCCAACGGCCTCGCCCACAGTGGCGTCTGGAACCTGTATTTCTGCGATATCGCGCGGGCCGTGGCCGAAGGCCTGGACCGCGATATCGAGATGCTCAAGGCCGGCCTGAACGACGATGATCTCTGGGAGCAGGAATTCGAGCTCAAATGGCTCGATGAAGCCAGCGCGTGGCTCGACTATGAGCTGATCAACGCTGCAGAACACGATCGCGCCGGCATTCCGGAGCATTACGCGGGCGGCCCGTGCTACGCCGGCATCGACATCGGGCGGCGTCGCGATCTGTTCGTGATCTGGGTCGATGAGATGATGGGAGATGTCGCCTGGTGTCGTGAGGTGATCGCGCGTCGCCGCATCAGCTTTCGCGAGCAGGATACGCTGGTCGACGAGGTGATGAGTCGCTACCGCATCGCCAGGCTCTGCGCCGACCAGACCGGCATGGGCGAAAAGCCGGTCGAGGATTGGCAGCGCAAATACGGCGAGTACATGGTCGAGGGCGTGCTGTTTACCGGCCCAACCAAGCTGCACCTGGCGACCGTCGGCAAGCAGAGTTTTGAGGATCGCCGCTCGCGGATCCCGATGGGTGATCGCGATCTGCGTTCGGATTTGCACAGCCTGCGCAAGATGACCACCGCTGCCGGCAATGTCCGCTTTGATGCGGACCGTTCTGAAAACGGCCATGCCGACCGTGCCTGGGCCAAGTTCCTGGCTGTCCACGCTGCCGAGCAGCCTTACCAGCCCTACGATTACCATGCAGCGACCGTCGCGTCGCTGCGCCGCGAGCGGCGCGGTCGCCTGAGCGCAGCGGATGAAGAATTCGACGACGCCGTTCACAGCATCCACGCCACAGCCGGCTTCGGCCGTCGCGGAGGTATTTTCTGATGGCACTTTCTAAATTGGTAGACCGTTTCGGTCAACCGATCGAATACGATGTGCTGGATGAACGTATCGCCGAACCGCAGTTGGTCGGCGTGCGTCAGGCCTGGCATCAGGCCGTGACCGGCGATCTGACGCCGGAGCGCATGGCGGCGATCCTCGAATCGTCGATGGATACCATCGACCCACGCCAGTACCTGTATATGGCGGAGGAGATGGAAGAAAAAGAAACCCACTATTTCGCGGTGCTCGCGCAGCGCAAACTGGCGGTCGAATCGGTGGATGCCAAGGTTGAGGCCGCCTCCGACAGCACCCAGGACGTCCGCATCGCAGACGCCGTTCGTGATCTGTTCGAGCTGGATTGCGTGGTCGGCTCACGGTTCGACCTGCTCGATGGTCTGGGCAAGAGTTTTGGGGTGTCCGAGATCGTCTGGGACACCAGCGAAAGCCAGTGGCAGCCCAAAACCATCGTGCGCTGCGAGCCGAGCTGGTTCTTGTTCGATCTGATCGACCGCTCGACGCTGCGTCTGCGCGATATGGCCGATCCGGCATTGGGCGCGCCGCTGAAACCGTTCAAATTCATCGTGCACAAGCCGCGGCTCAAGAGCGGGCTGCCGATTCGCAACGGGTTGGCGCGCATCGTCGCCTTCGTCTGGATCGCCAAGCAATACATGCTCAAGGATTGGCTGGCATTCGCCGAAGTATTCGGGATGCCGATCCGTATCGGCCGCTACGGCGGCTCGGCGACCCCTCAGGATGTTGCGGTGTTGCGACGTGCGGTGGCGAATATCGGGTCGGATGCCGCCTGCGTGATTCCGGAGAGCATGAAACTGGAGCTGGTGCAGGTCGGCAACGTCTCCGGTGCCGCCGATTTGTTCGAGCGCGGCTGCAAATATTTGGACGAGCAGATCAGCAAGGCGGTGGTGGGCCAGACCAGTTCTGCGGACCATCACAGCAGCGGGCTCGGCAGCCGTAACGCCGACGTTCACAATCAGGTGCGCGGTGATATCCGTGACGCCGATTGTCTGGCCTTGGCCAACACCTACAATCGGGATCTGGTGCGCCCATTCGTCGATCTCAATTTCGGGCCACAGCGCCGTTATCCCACGGTGCACATTCGCAAACCCAAGGCGCGTGACCTGTCGATGATCGCCGATTCGTTGGCCAAACTGGTGCCGGTTGGGCTGCGCGTCGAAGCCAGCGAAGTGCGGGATATGTTCGGGTTCTCCGAACCGGCCCAGGGCAAAACCGTAGAGCTGTTGCAACCGCCTCCGGCAGTGGCAACCGGCAAGGTGGCGCTCAACCGTCGCGATCCCGCAGCACCGGCCACGCCTGCACAGGCCGGCTCGGTAGTCGATGGCCAGGTCGATCTCATGAGCCGGCAAGCGGATAAAGCGATCGACGGCATGTATGCCGTCATCCGCGACAAGCTCGACGCCGTGATCGACAATGGCGGCTCGCTGCAGGACTTCCGTGATCAGATCATGGATCTGTACCCGCGGCTGAACGCTGCTCAGTTTGCCAATGTCATGCAGATGGGTTTCGCCGCAGCGACACTGGCGGGCCGTTATGAAGTCCTGGAAGAGTCCGATGGCGAAGCCGAAGGCTGATTTCGGCAGCCTGCCCTTCGACGAGCAAACCGCGTTCTTCCGCCGCAAGCTCAATCTCCCCACTCGCGCCTGGACGGACATCTACGGCGCCGAACACGACCGGGCCTTTGTTGTCGCCGGCGCGGCCAAGATGGATTTATTGCAAGACTTTCGAGGCGCCGTCGACAAAGCCATCACCAACGGAGAGACCCTGCGCGACTTCCGCAAGCGCTTCGACACCATCGTCGCCGATCACGGCTGGACCTACAATGGCGGTCGCAACTGGCGATCTCGTGTGATTTACGAGACCAACCTGCGCACCAGCTACATGGCGGGGCGTCACACACAGATGCAGGCGATCAAGCATCGCCGTCCATACTGGCGCTATGTCCATCAGGACGGCGAGCTGCATCCGCGCCCTTGGCATCAAGCCTGGAACGGCATCGTCCTGCACGCCGACGATCCCTGGTGGGACGGCCATTTCCCACCCGGCGGCTGGTACTGTAAATGCACGGTCGACACCCTGTCGCAAAGCGATCTGGATGACATGGGCAAAACGGGCCCGGATACCGCGCCAGACAGTGATCCGCAGACCGTCACCATCGGCAAAAACGGGCCGTCTCCACGCACCGTAACGACGCTAAAAGGGATCGATCCGGGTTTCGGCCATGTCCAGGGCAAGACCAGCTTGGGTGCAGCCACCGAACGATTGGTCAGGAAGAGCGCAGTCCTTGCACCCAAGGTTTCAGCTGCCGCGATAGGGACTGCCCTGTCAAAACCACGCATCCTTAAATCCTTCACGTCGCAGTTCTCGTCGTGGGCGCAGAGGGTTGGGAAAGGGAAATCGAAGAACAATTATTTTGCCGCCGGCGTGATATCTGAGCCCCTGATCGACAAGCTCAAACTACATCACCAAAAAGTGACAGCGGCGCCCATCCTCATCCGCGATGTCGATGCAAAGCAGTTGCTAGACGACGCTGAAACGCTTCCGAAGCGTCTGACCCAGGCTGAATTGCTGAACTTGCCGACGATGATCGCCAAGCCGGCCGCTGTGCTGTTGGAGCCAGGGCCTCCAGCGAAACTTTTTTACATCTTCAATCAAGCACACGGATCGACTGGGAAGATCGTCGTCACCGTGAACGTCACACACAAGCTCGCTGGTGGCGATAAAACGACGTTTAATGCCGTCCAGAAGGCCTCTTTAATCGATACCAGCGACCTGCAAAAGGACATCGCCGCCGGCAAGATGATCCTGCTCGAAGGCAAACTGTGATCGCCGTATCATGACCACGTTGTATGCCGTCATCGACGACAAATTAGTCTTGGATGACTTTCGCCATCTCGTCGAACTCGTCGAATCCCCAAAGGACTTCTACCGAGAGGCCGGCGAAGCACTGTTGATCAGCACCCGAGAGCGCATCCAACGCGGCGTCACGCCGACCGGAGAAAAGTTCACTCCGCTCGAGCCCAGCTATGCTGCTAGAAAGTTAAAGAAGGTAGGCAACCGCCCGATCCTCGAATACGATCTTCACATGGCCGGCGACAGGTTCGATTACTCCGTCGACGATGAGGGTCTACTCATCGAATCCAAGACCCCGTACGCTCGCGCGCAACAGTTCGGGTTCCCTGACCTCAACATTCCAGCTCGACCTTGGCTGGGTCTTTCGGACGACGATTTAAAGCACCTGAAATCCATCCTCAGCGAACACCTTCTTGACGCAGTTCGCCACAGATTCTGACCCTATTATTCTCCTGCAATGACCATTCTTCTAAATAAATAGGTGCGTCAAACCAAACGTCACTCCTTTTTATATTATCTTCGCAACCCTTTCTTTTCACATCACTTCCCGTTTTGTTTCCTTTCTTCCCGCCTGCGTCATACCATACGTCTCACTGCATGGCTCGCCAACGCCCTGG